AAGGGCTTAGGCAGTGCTACAAGTGCCGGACTCGCGCAGGCGCCAGCCGCTGTGGAGGCGGGGTATCCGATTCGGGGAGCGGTGCTGTCCGCGGCTGGGGCTGCCCTAGCTGTGGCGCGCACGCTCATGACCGATTCGGACGGACCCTACCCGTCTGGTCACTAGGGACACTGGGGTGAGGTCGATGAGTTTGGGCACCTATTGACTTTGTGGTTCGAAATGCCGACACATGTCGGTTATTACGAATTGAGGTCTAATGTTGGGGACACTCTTTGTCTTGGTCGTGGAGACCCCAATAAATTAGGTGCTCATTGTACGATTCGGTCTTGCCCCGAAGGTGCATGTCTGAGCGGAGGGAGTAAGGGCGCGACGTTGTTGGGGTGGTCTACGGGCATCTGCTGGGTTTGTAGGAAGTGCTTGTGTAATGCGCATAATGCGCTTTGCAACAGGCATGGAATCGCCCAGCCGGATATGCCGTGCCGCCTAGATGATGCGCTGGCCGACTTCTCCACCTTGGCGGATGAAGTTCGCAGGTGTTATGAGGTTGCTTCGTTAGGTGGTTGGGAGGGTTGGTTAGCTAAGTGGACGGCCACGAAGCAACTACAGTTTCTTGAGTCGATTAAGTTCGACTCGATACTGCCCGACCACTGTAATGCTATGGTCAAGATCGAGTGTTATCACGATATGCCCACAAGGGCCCGTTTGATCCAATACTACCGTAACAAAGCCACGCAAGCGCTATTTGGGCCCGAGTTCATGTGGGCTCAGAAAGCGTGTTGTGAGGTGTTCCGGGAGCGTGAGATCGCCGGCTCGGGTATAGATGTGACAATCGCGAGTGGGATGAATGCAGATGACTTGTCTACGTGGATGCAGACGACGTTGACCAAAGGGGCTGTTGCGTTTTATGAGCGTGACGGCAAGAATTGGGATTCAACGATGCGCCACGCACATAGTGAGTTTAAGTGTTCGTTCCTGCGAGCAGTCGAGCCTGGCTTGGCAGCCTTTATAGAAGCTTGCGAAGACGTCAAGTGCTTCGGCGTGTTCCGAGAGGGGGTGTTGAGGTACAAAGTGAGTGGGACTGTCAAGTCCGGTCACAATGACACGAGTTTGGGAAATGGCTTGATCAATGCCGGGATTGCTTATCAAGCGTTCCGGCGTTTGGGTTTGAAAGCATCCATCCTCGTTGCCGGTGATGACTTGTTAGTGGCGGTGTACTCAGATTTTGACCTGGAGGCTGTGAAGAGAGAGGAGATGAAGTTGGGTATTGTCCCCGTGGCTCGTAAGTTTACGAGCCCCGCAGATGTCTCATTCATTTCTGGGGTTTGGATCACTGATGGGACGGTTTGGAATTTTGTTCCTAAGATTGGGAGGTTGATTAAGAGGCTGTGGTGGACCACAAACGCTCCGAGTCAGAAGACGCACGCGGCATACCTACGGGGGGTGTCACGCGGGCTCCTGCCTCGTTGCGGAGGTCTCCCAGTCCTCCGAAAGTTTCTCTCAGCTTTTGATACAGCCGGACCAGCCCTCATGACTGATAGGTACTGGGAGTACCGAACCA